TTACAAGTACAAAAGTAGAAAAAGAAGTTAGAGATTACTCTTTTCAAGATGCTTTAGCTCAAGCTGCAAATGGTAGAATAGAAGGACTTGTAAAAGAAATGGACCAAGAAGCTAGAAATGAATCTAGATATACTGGACAATCTTACAAAGGAATTGGAATTCCTTCAAGCATATTAACAAGAGCTGCTGTTGGAACTGCTGCTGGAAATGCAACTCAAGTAATGGCATGGACTGACCAATTAGAGGCAAACTTAGTAATGGCATCTGCTGGAGCTAATTTTTATTCTGGAGTGAACAACATGAAATTCCCAGTATTTTCATCAATCAATTCTGGATTCGTTGCTGAAACTGGAGGTTCTGCACCAGCTGCAAATGGAACTGCAACATCTTTAACTTTAAGTCCAAAGAAATGTATTTCTATTGTAAACGTATCAGCTGAGGCTATTGCTCAAAATGCATCTATTGAAGCTGCATTAAGAAGAAACATGGCACAATCAGTTGCTGCAACAATGGAATCAGCTTTCTTAGCTAACACTGACGTTGCGAATGCTCCAACATCTTTATTTCATGATGCAACATCTTCTGCAACATCTGTAATTTCTGTTGCTAACGTTGAGAAAATGGAAACTGACACATTAGCTGCTGATGTAAATTTAGAAGGATCAAGAATGGCTTACATTCTAAATCCAGCTGCTTATGCTGAAGTAAAATCATTAGCTCAAGTTGCTTCTGTTTCTGCATTATATGACAATGCTGATAAGAGATTAAATGGATATTTCTCATTTATAACATCAAACTTAAACTCTGGTGGAACAGCTTCAAAAACTGCGGGTTTATTTGGAGATTTCTCTAAAGTACACATTGCACAGTTTGGTGGTTTAGATGTGATTTATGACATTTACTCTGGTGCTGGAACTGGTGAGCCTCGTTATGTACTAACATCATTAGTTGATGCTGGTGCTGTACAATCAGCTACATTCCACAAAAACTTGGAAGCATAGTATTAATACTTAATTCAGAAAAGGGGTGGTGGACTTACCATCACTCCTTTTTTTATAACTAAATAATATGAAAACATATCAAGTAATAACAGCTGCAACAACATATCCAGTAAGTTTAACTGAGGCAAAATCACATTTAAAAGTTGATACTACCGCAGATGATACTTACATTGAATCTATTATCAAAGCTGCAACACAATTAAGTGAGGAGTACACCAATAGATTTTTTATTGATACTGTTATTGAACAATATGCAAGTAGTTTTGCTGAATTAAAAACATTGTTTAAAAGCAAAGTTCGTTCAGTTGATCATGTTAAATATTATCCAAGTAGTATAACAACAATACCTTCAACAATTTCAAGTCCATCTGGTGGCTCTGGTTATACTGATGGAACGAATGTTGAAACAATAAGTGCAAATGGAACTGGGTTAACAGTTGACATAACAACAAGTGGAGGGGCTGTTCAAACTGCAAGAATAAATCAAGCTGGTAGCGGTTATAACATTGGGGATACTGTAACAATATCAGTACCTAGTGGTCCTCCAAGTTCACAATTTACAATTACATCATTAGGAACAACGTCAATTAATGTTTTATTAAACAATGATATTTATGATGCTCAATTAAATTATGAGCCATCACAAATACAATTGGCTGATGGACAAAGTTTTCCAGATATTACAAAAAGAAATGATGCTGTTTTAGCAAGATATACAGTTGGATATGGAAGTTCAGCAAGTGATGTTCCAGAAATAATTAAACAAGCTATACTTTTAACTATCGGCAATTTCTATTCTAACAGACAATCTGTGATAACGGGTAAAACTGCAACTGAGTTGCCACAAAATAGTAAATGGTTGCTTGACACTTATAAAGTTCAAATAGTAGGATGACAATAGGTGAACTAGATAGAAGAGTTGAAATTTATAATGTTAGTACATCAAGGAATGATTATGGTGAATTGACAAGGTCATATAGTGCTTTTCGTACAGTTTGGGCTGCAATAGAATGGAGAGGAGGATCAGAAGGTGTAGATCAATCAGAAAAAATAACTGGAATGACTAAGTTGCACATTTATATTAGAAATTTAGACATGAGTAGTTTAACTTTACAATCAAGATTAACTTATGATGGTAAATATTATTTTCCAAAAGTAATTAATCAGATAGATGGAAGAACAGCGTTTTTAGAAATAATTTGTGAAAATAAAGATTAATGGCAAAATCTAACGTTACAGTTTTAGGCACAAAAGAATTAAATGATATGTTTATGCAACTACCTAAACAAATCAAAAAAAATACTGTATGGCAAAAATTTTGGAGAAAAAATTCAAAGCCTTTTATTGATGCTGCAAAATCAAATTTGAATAGCTTAAAAGGTCAAAGTAATCAGACAAATAAAAAAAGAACTGAAACACTAAAAAGGAGTATTGGATATTTTACAACAAGAAGGAGTAGAAAATTTTTAGGAGGTTTTGTTGGTCCAAGAGTTAAAGGAGCATATAGAAAAGAAAAAGCTGGATACTATGGTGCATGGGTTGAATATGGTGGTCAAGTAAAATTTGGAGGAAGAGGATATGGTGAAGATCAGCCATTTATTGAGCCATCATGGAAAAGTAATTATTTAAAAGTAACACAAAATGCTATGGGTGATGCTGAGTTTATTATGGCAAAAGCTATAAAAAGTCATGAGAAAAAGTTACAAAAATATGGTAAATTTGGAGTGTAATGCAAATAGGTAAATCAATATATTATATTTTAGCAAATGATAGTGATGTAAGTGCTTTAGTAGGTACTAGAATATTTCCTAATGTAGCACCGCAAACAACTACATTTCCTTTTATCATTTATGATGTTACTGGAGTTGATCCTAATGACACAAAAGAAGGACCAAGTACATTAGACACAAATGATGTTATGATTTCTTGTTATAGCGAAACATATTCTCAAGCATCTGATTTAGCTCAAAAGATTAGGATTGCAATGGATAGAATAAATGAAGGAATCTATGGTGATGAAACAATTCAATCAAGTCAATTTCAAAGTTACAATGACATCTTTGACGATACTAGCGGTGATGCTGGTATTTATAGAAAGGCTTTAGATTTTGAGATTAGACAAATAAATCCAACAAATTAAAAAAATAAATATGAAAATAAAATTGAAAAAAAATTGGAGGTATGCTGGTCAAGTAATAATGGCTGGAACTGAAATTGAAATAAAGAATGAAGAAACTATTGCTTTTTTAAAAGATAATGGTTACTTAAAAGAGAAAAAAGAAAAAAAGGCAAAAGAAAAAGTTGCCGAAGAAAATAATTAATTAATTAAAAAATAAAAGAAAATGCCTATTTTAAATGGAACTGAAATAAAAGTTTATAGCTCTGGAACAACTAACCTTGTTGCCTTTGCTCAAAACTGTACGTTGAATGTAAATCATTCACCTAGAGAAATTACAAACAAAGAAAGCGGAGGCTACAAAGAAATCTTAGAAGGATTAAGAGATTTTTCTATTGATATAGATGGGGCTTATGCTTGGACTGATGCTGCAAGTACTCCAGCTGCTTTAACAAATGGAGCTGATGACTTAGTTAATGCTAATATATTAACAAGAACAAAAGTTGATTTTATATTTGGTGATACAGCTGCAACACATGATGTAAGCTATTCTGGAAGTGGTTATCTCACATCTGTAAGTTTAACTGGTGGGACCGAAGATACCGCAAGTTACAGTCTAACTATCGAGGGAAGTGGAACTTTAACACAAACAGTACAATAAAAATCTAGGTGATTAGCTTAGGCTCTAAATTTTGTTTAGTGCCTTTGCTATGATCCTTCTAAACTAAACAAAAAAATGAATTATACTTTTATAGAAATAGATAAGAAAAAATATCCTATTAAATTTGGATTTAATGCTTTAAGAAAATATTCATCTAAGACAAATACAACATTACAAGATTTAGATAAACTTGGTGTTAACATGACTTTAGATAATGCATTAAACTTAATTTATTGTGGAATAGAGGATGGTTATAGAGCTGCGAAACAAGAATGTGAATTAACTATTGATGACTTAGCTGATTTAATTGATAGTGATTATGATTCTATTGCAAAAGCTATGGAAATCCTTGCGGAACAAATGGGAGGTGATACTGAAAAAAAGCAAAAAGCCAAGAAGTAAATAAAACACTTTCTTGGCGTAAACTTGAAAAGATTGCTTTTGGTCAATTAGGAATGGGAGTTGATGAATTTTACGACTACCTACCTAAACATTTTTGGAATAAGTTAGATGGCTTTTATGAGCTTGAAAACATAAGAGAAAAAGGACGGTGGGAAAGAACAAGATGGCAAACAACTTTGTTATTAAATATACAAATAGCAAAAAGTAAAAAGTTAAAGCCAACTGATTTGATAGAATTTGAATGGGATAAGAAACAAAAAGAAATAGATTATAAAAAGTTGAAAGAGAAAGCTGAGTTTATTAAAAAAATGAGTGAGCATGGCAAATAAAAGTGTAGGTTTTTTAACTATTGCATTTGGAGCTGATTTAAGAGGCTTTGATAAAGCAATGAAAAAGGCTCAAAGAAGTATCAAAAAATTTGGTACTAATATGCAGCGTACTGGTAAAAATTTAAGTAGAAACTTAACATTGCCTTTAGCTGCATTTGCAGCGGCATCTGTTAAGGCTTTTGATACTCAAGCCAAAGCTGAAACCAAATTACTAACAGCTTTAAAAGGGCGTGAGGATGTACAAAAAAGATTAATTGCTCAAGCTAAAGAATTACAAACACAAACTTTATTTGGTGATGAAGAAACAATAGCAGCTCAAGCTATGTTGGCAACAATGGGATTAGAGGAAGAGGCTATTATGAGGCTTATTCCTTTAGTTCAAGACATGGCAACTGCAAAAGGAATGAATCTTGTTCAAGCCGCAGATTTAGTTGCTAAATCGGTAGGTAGTTCAACAAACGCATTAAGTAGGTATGGAATAACAATAACTGGTGCGGTAGGTAGTCAAGAAAGATTAAACACAGCAACAGAGGCTTTAAACAAAGCATTTGGTGGTCAAGCTGAAGCTGTATCAAAAGTTGGACTTGGTCCATTAACACAATTAAAAAACATATTAGGTGATTTGTCTGAAGATATTGGAAAGATTATTTTACCTACATTAAATGATTTAGCAAAAGATGTAAAAGAATTAGCATTAAGATTTGATGGCTTAACTGATGCTACTAAAAAAAATATTGTAAAATGGGGGGCGATAACTGCGGCTGTTGGTCCTTTTCTTATTTTAATAGGTAAAACATTTACATCAATAGCTTTTTTAATACCATTAATTGTTAGGTTAGGAGGGGCGTTTAAAAAATTAAGCATTTTAATGTTTAATCTTATTAAGAAAAATCCATGGCTTTTATTAGCAACTGGTATTGCAGCAATTGGAGTTGCTATTGCAGATACCTTAGGAGCATTTGACAAGTGGTTAGGAACAGAGGATGAGGTGCAAGAAGAAACTGATAAAACTACCGATTCAATAAATGAGTTAAATGAGGCTCTTTTAAAAGTAGATAAAACAATAACAAAAGTAAGTTCTAACAAACCACAAATATTTAAAGATTTAGTTTTTACTCCAACACAGCCTTTAGGTGAATTTATGTCACCAATATCAGATCAATTTAATGAGGATATTTCATTAGCATCCGAACAATTTGGTGAATTTGGTGAAAAATTAGAATTTGTTAGTGAAAAACAAAAACAATTAAATGCTGCAACACAATTATTTGGTGATGTTATGTTTAATGCAATGATGGACGCTGCAAATAGTCAAGAAGGTTTTTTTAGTTCTTTTATTGAAAATATGAAAAAAGCAATAAAACAATTACTTATTCAATTAGCTGTAATGACTGCAATTAATATATTACTTGGAGGAAAAGGAATGACATTAAGCAAAGCATTTTCAGCTGCAAAAACATCTATTTTAGGGCTTCAATCTGGAGGATTAGTTACTGGTCCAACAATGGCTTTAGTAGGTGAAGGAGCTGGAACAAATGCAAGTAATCCAGAAGTTGTTGCACCGCTTGATAAATTAAAAGGAATGATAAATGGAGGAAGTGGCTCACAACAAATTGAGGTGTTTGGTCGTATAAGTGGAAATGACATTTTTATTAGTAATCAAAGAGGTGCATTAGGTAGGTTAAGAACAGTATAATTTATGGCGTTTGGAAAAAAGTTTTATTCATCATATAAGAGTAATAACAATCTAGATTATTATTTAGAAATCTGGATTGATGGTCATACTGGCGGTAATACAGAGCTTACAATGGGTGCTGGAGGACCAGTCATTGAATATGAAACAGATCAAGAGGATAGGTTTTCACCAATAATTAGTTCATCATGTAAAATACCTTATTTAGTAGAAGATAATATTGATTCAGCTTTTGTTGATACATTAAGAACAACATATCAAGAAAGGCAAGTTTACATTCATATTTACAGAGCAAGTTCATCAACATATCATACAGTTGCTCCATTATGGTCTGGATTCTTAGTAATGGATTTAGGCAAAGGACAAGATAAATCATTTCCTTATGTTCAAGAATTAAAATTTGTTGATGGTCTGGCATTATTAAAAGATATTGATTTTGTTGATTTAAATGTTGCTGGTGGAACTCCACCTTTTGAAGAAAGAGTGCAAGGAAATTATGCTGAAGAAAATATGTATTTTGGACCAGCTACATACATTTATTGGTTCAGAGAAATCTTAGCTAAAACTGGGGCTTCATTAACAGCTCAAGGGTCAACTTTAAATTATGGTTTTACAACATCTGTAAATTGGTATAATGGCGACATGAATAGTACTGGACAAAGTTCAGATCCTTTACATAAGACCAAATGTCAAGTGTCAATGTTTCATCGAAAAGATGACCAAGAAGTATATTTTCCAGATAATTGTTATAATGTTTTAAAAGAATTATTAAGACACTGGGGTGCAAGAATTACTTATTGGAAACATGAATTTTATATTGTACAAATACCAGAATATATAACTGGAGAGAGTGGAACAATAGACAATCCACAAAATAACTTTAGTCGAGTTTATAGTAATCTTGGTACATATCAAGGAAGCCAAGATCATTTAGGTTCTACATATTGGACAAGATATTTTCAAGAAATATCAAACACAAAAATTAGTAAATTAACTGGAACTAAATATGAGTATTTGCCTATTGTTAAACAAGTAAATGCTGACTTTTTATCTTTTTCATCAAAAAGTGTTTTTGGTGGTTTTCCATTTGGTGCAACAGCATTACAGCAAGAAGTATTTCAAGGAACTTTAAATAGTCCATCCACAGCTGATTTTCTTTGGTTGTCAATACCTTTGGACTGGGCATGGAATTGCCCTAATTTTCCAAGTGGTCATACAAATGGTTGGTGGTCATCAATAAAATTTAATTTTTATGCTAGTGATGGCACAACTACTTATTATTTGCAATTTGATAGTACAAGTAATACTTTGCCTTATTATTGGGTTGATAGTGCTAACTGGACTCCTTTAGGTAACAGATCCCCAAGATATGTAATTAGCTCAAAAAGTTTAAATGTTACAGCTCATGTTGGTTTTGAGCAAAAAATTCCATTTAAAGATTCAAGTGGAAATGCTATCACAATGACTGGTGCATGGAGTTTTTATTTGGATTTACATTCTACTGGAACATCAACTGGATATGGAAATTCTGGTTCAAATCCTGGTTGTTTTTATCTTAATTTTAGTGGTTATGGATCACCTCAAAGAATGCGAAATCCAAATGTTGGAATAGTTTTGCCAACTCCTTCTGGACCTTTAAATTCTGGAACTGTAAGTTGGTCAAATTCATTGCAAGATTCACAAGGTTCAATTACGATAAGTACAATAACAAATCCATCTGGTTTTAATGCTGGAACATCTCAAGATGACATTAGATTTGCAACAACATCACCTTTTCTTGGATTGCTACAATTATTGACTGATGGACAAAGTGCAGCTTTTGGTCAAAGTTATAATACTTTAAACACATCAAGTGCGGCTGCAAAAGCTAATTCAGACCAGTTTGATTTTGGTCGTTTGTTGTGGGGGGATTCTACTGAATTTGCCAGAAGTAGTTTGCAAGTTTTTGATGGCTCTAATTATGTAAATACAACTGCAAGTGGATTGTGGGGAAGAGGAACATTAACTGGTTCTAAAACATTTACACAATTATTACTTGATGAATTTTTGTATGGTCAAACAAAAATAATTATAAGCCCATCAATGAGGTTAATAGTTGGTGAACAGAATAAAAACGAAACTCAAGGTTCAGCTACAAGACCAAGATATGTAAATCCAATTGGTAAACTAAGAGAAACAAGAGATGGCACTGACCCAGAATATTTTTTTAGAAGAGGTTCTTTTTATACATTATTAGATGAATGGGATTATGAAGGTTATCAAATTATAAGAAATGAAGTAACAACAACAAATCAAAATAATTCAATCGGTAGCTCTGGAGGAAATCAATCAAATGCTCCAAACAATTCCGCAATGATGCCTAATCCAACAACTCAAGCGTTGGCACAAAATAGCCCATTAGCTTACATTAGTCAAACTATTCCAGCAACTGGGTCTAATGTTGCTGTTAATGGTAACTTTAATGTTGCAACTGGTTGGACTTTAGGAACTGGCTGGACCATTGACACAACTACTAAACAAGCTAAGTTTGCTGCAACTGGCTCAACAAGTGAATTAGTTCAATCGGTATTAACTCAAGAACTTACATATCAAATAAACTTTCAAGTTGACGTTACAGCTGGAACATTATTAGTAAAAGCTGGAACAACTGGTCAATCTCAAACTATAACATCTTCTGGTGATTATTCTATTTATCTAACTTGCGAAGGGTCAAGTGATATTAAATTTCAAGCTGGAACAACTTTCACTGGCTCAATTACTTATATAACCTTAAGAGATCAAAAATCTTTAAGCTCTGTTCCTATTAATGAAATTGGAAGTGCTGTTTTTAAAACTGGTGACACATTCAATTTAATAAATTCTAATAGTGATGAAATTTTAGCATTAACTGTAACATCAAATCAAGGCTCAAGTGATACGTCAATTAGTGTTTCCTCAACTCCATTATATGATGATATTGATGCTGGTTCATATTTACTAATTAACCAAGATGACCTTTCAGCACAATACCAAAACAAAACCAAAGGAACAGTTGGTGGGTTTGATATTACAGCAACAAGTATTGATTCTGGAAGTGTTGCAATTAGTAGTTATATAGATGACGATACTTTTGGAACTGCAAGTGCTACAAGTTTAGCAACAAGTGAAAGCATAAAGGCATACGTTGATACTCAAGTTGGCTCTGCCGATACGCTTGAAGAAGTTACAGCAAATGGAAATAGCACATCTTATGGGATATCATTTACAAGTACAAATTTTAGTATAGGTAGTGCAAAAATAGGTTTGCATTCAAATAACCTTGTTTATTTAAGAGGTGGAAGTGCTGGTTTATTTTTACAAAATGGAGATGGTGTTGCAGCTCATCAATTAACTCAAAGTGGTAATCATATTTTTGAAGCTAATGGGGAAAAAATGCGTTTGAATAATAATGGGCGGTTAGGAATTGGAGTTAGCTCTCCACATACTTTATTAAATCTTAATGATAATAATGTAGCTGGTGAGGCTCAATTTGGTATTGGTGATGTTTCTTCGTATTATTTGGCAATGGGTCATAATTCAGCTGGAAATACAGATGGTTTTATTGGAACTGTTTATAATAATGATGCTGCAAGGTTTGATATAAGAATGAAAGGAACAGCACAATCAGATTCAAAAGTAACTGTTTTAGGCTCTGGAAACGTAGGTATAAATCAAGTAAATCCCACAGAAAAGCTACACGTGGTTGGTGATGCATTAATAACTGGTGATAGTCACGCTGATGCTTTCAAACCAGCTGTAAGTGGCAATCCAATTAAATTTAAAAACTTTGGTAGCACAGAACTTGCTAGGATTTCAAATGGTGGAGTTTTAGAAATAGGAAATACATCAAATGTTTTATCAGCAATAACTAAACTTTATGTTGCTGATTCTTCTGGAGCCGGGTTAGAAATTATGCCTCAATCAGCACAAAGCAGAGTTACTTTATTATCTTATAATAGAAGTTCATCAGCTTATCAAACTTTAGATTTTGAAGCATTAGATTTTCACTTTAATATAAGTGGCTCAGAAAAAATGCGTTTGACAACTGATGGGAAACTTGGTCTGGGAACGTCCAGCCCAACAACAAAAATGGAAATTGCTGGAACTGGAAATCAAAAGTTTTTAGTCAATAGAACTGATGGTGATAGTTTTTTTATAGACGCACAAAATGGGCAAATAAGATTAAGAGGTACAGATAACATTATAATGGGTGTAGGAGCAGATGTTTTAACTGTAACTAATACTAGCGTAGGAATTGGAATAAATTCTCCCACAGAAAAGCTCCACGTTGTTGGTGATGCATTAATAACTGGTGATAGTCATGCTGATGCTTTCAAACCAGCTGTAAGTGGCAATCCAATTAAATTTAAAAACTTTGATAGTTCAACTGAGTTTGCTAGGATTACTGATGGCGGAAACGTACTTATTGGAACAACAACTGATTCTGGTGATAAGCTAAATGTCAATGGTGATATAAGATTAAATGAAGAATTAAAAATTTACAATAGTGGAACAGATTATTGGGGTATTCAAACTGATAGCAATGGTAAACTTGAATTTGACCAAAATGGCACATTAAGATTAGAGGCAAGTAGTGGTGAATTTGACTTTAAAGTCCCAATATTAGGAACAACTGCAACATTTAGTGGTCAAGTAACAATCCCAGCAACTCCAGTAGCTTCAACTGATGCTGCAAGTAAAAGTTACGTTGATGCTCATGGTGGAGGTTTAGGTCCATTTTTACCATTAACTGGTGGAACATTAACTGGCTCATTAACTGGAACAACTGCAACATTTTCAACAGCTGTAAACACTACAAGTTCTTTAAATTTTACTGGAAATAATGCTTATATAAAAGTTGGGTCTGCTTGGAATACTGGTGTTTTAAATTTTTTAAATGGAGCAACTACTTATTTGCAATTTGATGTTCCAAATGGTAGAATAAAAAACAATCTTGGTTCATATTTAACTGCTTCTAGTAATACTGCTAAATTTGGCTCTTTTGATAATTATAGCGTTGCTTTTGTTGCTAATAATTTAGAAAAAATGCGTTTGACATCTGATGGAAAATTAGGGGTTGGAACGTCCAGTCCTGCTTACAAAGTTCATATTAATAATGGAGGATTACAATGCACAACGTCAACTGGTAGAATAGCATATTATGACGGTAGTGGTATTAATGCATATAGTCCAACTGGTTATAGTATTTCTAATAATAATGATGATTTATTCATTACAAATAATGCAGATGGTAAAGATATAATATTTAAATGTGACAACGGTAGTGGAGGATCAACAGCTTATATAACATTAGATGGTAGCCAAACAACTATTAATTTACAAAAAACAGTTTTAATAGGAACAACAACTGACGATGGCTCTAGTAAACTGCAAGTAAATGGTGGAGCATTATTTACAGGTTCGTTAACATTCAATCAATCTAGTGCTGCTTTTATAAATCATAATGTTAATTCACAATCTGTAAAATTTAGGCTATCTAATAGTTCAGCTTTAGATGTAATACCTTTTGAAATAACCCCTAGCTACATGGTATCTACTGTTGATATGTATTTTGGAGATAGTGTTGAAGCTAAATTTGGTGATGGTAGTGATTTAAAAATTAAGCACGACAGTAGCGATAGTCTTATTAGAAATTTTACAGGCGATTTTTATATTTTAAACGCAGCTAACAATAAAGATATTATATTTCAATCAGATGATGGAGGTGGTGGGCTTACAGATTATATTAGAATAGATGGTAGTCAAACAACTGTTAATGTATATAAAACCTTATTAATAGGAACAACAACAAATACTGGGGCTTATAAAATAGATGTTGCTGGTAAACAAAGAATACAAGATACTTTAGAACTTGATGATGTTTTAATGTTAAATGCAATATCAACACCTAGCGACCCTGCGGCTGGTAAATCTGTTATTTACATGGATTCATCTGATGGTGGAATAAAATGTAAAATTAATGTGGGAGGCACAGTAGTCACAAGAACTATTGCCTCTTTTGAATAAATAAATAAATAAAAAAAAATGATAACATATAAATGGATAATATCTTCAATGGATTGTGTAATACAAGAAACTGTTGAAGGACAAGAACTGCAAAATGTAGTTAATATGGTGCATTGGCGTAGAGCTGCGTCAGAAGGTACTGAAGGAGAAGAAAATTATTACTATGCTGATGTTTATGGGGCTATGCCTTTGACATCACCAGACCCTAATGATTTTGTACTTTATGAAAATCTAACTGAAGCTGATGTTGAGGTTTGGTTGAATGAAAATTTAACTGATCCAACTCCAGCTGAAATGGATGCTCAATTAGCTGCAAATATTGAATTGCAAAAGAATCCTATTGAGGAAACTTTGCCTTTGCCATGGGTATCATGAAAAACGAGGTGAAAGATACAATGGAAATTTTGGCTGCAAATGGAACAGCAATTGGTATTAGTTTAACAGAGTGCAACGAAATACTTACTTTTATTTCTTTAGTTTTAGCAATTAGTATTTCTTTATACAAGTTATACTATTGGACTTTTAAGAAATAATATGAGTTTTTTTAGTAAACTATTTAATTCTGGTGAATTAGTTAAAGAGGTTGGTGGTGTAGTTGATAGCCTAACAACAACAAAAGAAGAAAAGCTAGAGGCTAAAAGAAAGCTAAAAGAAGTATTGCTTGATTATGAAAAGTCAATGCAAAAAGAAGTAACAAGTCGTTGGTTAAGTGATAACAATGGTGGCTTATTAACTAAAAATATTCGACCATTAGCTTTAGCATTTCTAACTTTTATGTTTGTTATTATTTCTATATTTAGCGGAAATATTGGTCAATTTCAAATACAAGATGAATTTATTCCAGTATATCAAACATTGTTAATTGTTATATATACTGCATATTTTGGAGGTAGATCATTTGAAAAAATAAATAATGGAAAAAAATAAACTATATAATCCAGACGAAAAAAATACTCTTGTAATGCAATTTGGCAATGTTGCTAGAAGTTTAAGAAAAAAATATGAATATCCAAACAAGATAGATAAAAGAACTAAAAAGTATGGCAATCAAAGAAAGCATAATGGTGTAATGGGAAAATACAAAACTAATGGCTAAGAAAAGAAAACTAAACAGTACAAATCCTAAGTACAAAAAAGAGGAAAAAACAACTCAATATAAAAGAGTATTTTATAAACAAGTAAGGGGTTGTAAAATTTATATGTTATATGAAATACTTTAAGCTAAGAGAATTTGTTTGTAATTGTTGCGGTAAAAACAAAATAGACAGAACATTTGTCAAAGTATTAGATGCTGCAAGAGCATACTCAAAAGACGAAGATGGCTCAGATATTCCTTTTATTATTACAAGCGGTTATAGATGTGAAAACCATGCAGAAAGTAAAAAGAATCCTCAAAGCTCACATATAAAAGGATTAGCGGCTGATATTTTAGTAAAAAATAGTAGAGAAAGAGCTGTAATATTAGCGGCTTTAATGAATGCTGGTTTTAGTAGGTTTGGAATAGGGCATAACTTTATTCATGTAGATTTAGACGAAGAAAAAAAACAAGGTGTAATTTGGACATATTAAATGGAATCTAAATATTTAATTTACAAAGATGAAATAATAGAACATTTTTGGAATGGAAATGGTTATCAAGGAATAGCACAACATTTAATAGACAAATATCATTTAGATGTAAAAAAACATAGTTTAAGGCATAGAATAAAGGACATAATACAATATGAGATAGCTGACAAAGAAGTTATTGAAGAAAACCTTAAACTGGCTAAAAGAAGCCAAAAACAAGCTGACTTAAATAGAATAAAAAACAAATCATTTAGAGAGCATGTAAGGCTTGAAAATGCTTTGGTTGAATACAATAAGGCTTTAATTAATATTCTTAAAGCAGAGAGCCTTAAAACAACAATAAAACAGCATGAATCTAAAGGCAAACAAGCCATAATAGTTCAAATAGCCGACACCCATTTCAATGAACTTGTTTCGTTAAAAAATAATAAGTATGATTTTGAGGTTGCATCTAAAAGGTTACAAAAGTTTGCACATCACATAAAAGAGTATGCTACTTTTTATAATGTCAATGAAATATTTATTGCAATAACTGGTGATTTACTTAACTCAGATAGAAGATTAGATGAAAAATTAGCAATGTCAACTAATAGGGCAAAGGCAACATTTCTTGGTGTTCACTTATTAAAGCATTTTATTTTAGATTTAAATAGCATTGCAAATATTAGTGTTGGTTGTGTTTCTGGAAATGAATCAAGAGCTTATGAGCTGGGTTTCGTTGACATCGTCGCAAGTGACAACTACGACTTTACCATCTTTGAAATACTTAGAATGTTGTTGCCAGATGTTAATTTTATAACAAGTGGTGGTTTAGAATTAGTTGTTGAAATTAATGGTCATAATGTTTTGCTAATACATGGGCATCAATTAGGCAATATGCAAAATGATAAAATAGCTAAAGTAATTAGTAAATATGCAAGGAATGGAATAATACTTGATTTTATGATGTGCGGTCATTTACATGAAACTAAGATAACAGATATGTTTGCAAGATCAAGTTCATTAGTAGGGGCTAATGCATATAGTGAAAATGCCTTATTATTAAGCTCTAGGGCGGCTCAAAACATATATATTATGAAAGATAATGAAAGACATGATATAAGGATTGATTTGCAGCACACAAAAGGATTTAAAGGTTATGCAATAAATAAAGAATTATCAGCTTATAATGCAAAAAGTTTAGATAAAACACATAAAAAACAAACAGTTTTTAAAATTGTAATATAATTTTTATATATTTGGCTGTTTTTTTAAGTTAAAATATTGTTTTTTAGAATATCTTGTTGGAAGAAGCCTCTTTTTTAGGGGCTTTTTTTTATTTATATATACCTAGTAAATTAAAATAAATGTAAAGTTTTTTACAATTTATGCTATTTATGTTAAAAAGATTGTGTAATTTAGCAATACAAATAAAAACAAATATTAAAATTAAATAAAAAAACATGAATTTCACAATTAAACAAATTACTAAAAATTATGAATTTACAGCTGAGGGAGGATTTTGTGATTATCCTATAACAACAATAACAACTATTGGTGAATTTAAAGCTAAAAATAAAAGAGAAATCTATAAAATGATTAGAAAAAATTATGATTCAAAAGCAATTTTTAGAGGTCATTCAGCTAATTGGATTGTATATGATGAAAATGAAATGTATGATATATGTATAAATTAAAAGAAAAAAAATGAAACAACATATTGTAAAACATAAACAAAACAACAAAGAGTATTTATTAAATACAGTTGAATTAGATAGATTCTTTAAAAAACAAGACATATTAAATTATACTGTAAAAGATAAATTAACAGCTCAAGAAATATTAGGTAACGTCATTGCATTTATTACTGTTGCAATTGGATCAGTTGCATTACTAATGTTGGGAGCTATAATGGATAAACTATGACAAAAAAAGAATTAGCAAAAATCTACAAAGATTACAATCTAACAAAAGAAGATATTTATCAAGACCGCAGAGGTTTTGTAATAATAACAAGGTCTGGTATTGAACGCATTCAATTTGACCAAAACATAAAAATTGAATTTGATGTCATTAAATGTGAAAAAGACAATGTAGTTATTAAGGCTACAAGTTATTTACAAAATGAAGATAATGACTGGCTAAAGCAAATTGAAACATTTGGAAGTGCAACTGATAAAAACTGTATTCAACATTTTAAAGTTGAAATAGCTGAAAAGAGAGCAAAGGCAAGATGCATTGTTCAAACAATTGGCTTTACAAATACTTATTCTGAGGACGAAATAAAACATCAGCCCTAATGAATACAAGAGATAAAATAATAACTCATGCTTTAAAAATTAGTTGTGAAATATACAATGCTAATCAAAAATTTGTTACATCTAATAATAATAGATATTCATCAACTATAAAAGCTAAAAGAATGTTTTTATATTATTTATATGAATATATGGAAATAAAGCACACTGGCATGAAAAAATACATTAAAGACATAAATCATGCATCTAGCATTCATCATGTGAATAAATTCAAATTTGAAAAAGATCAATATGAAGATTTAAAAAAAGAATTTGATAAATTTATGATAGAAATGAAAAGATTTAATGTTTATGGAGGGGGTTTTTATGAAAAGAGAATGGAAATTAAAAAACTTTTAAAAGAACTTAATAATATTACTAATGAAAAAAATTGATATAACTAAAGATCAAGTCAAAACTCAAAGAGAGGCTATAATGTGGCATCTTAAAACTTATGGTAAAATAACGAGCTGGGAGGCAATCAAAGAGTATGGGGCAACTAGGCTTTCTGACATTATTTTTAGATTAAAAAATGAAGGTTATAATATTAGAACTAACTTAATAAAAAAAGAAAATAGGTTTGGCAATACAACAACAATTGCTAAATATGAATATAATGTGCCAAAATTATATAAACAACAACAAATTATTTGGGGCTAAATGGACATAGTTAGAGTAATAAAAAGCAAAGATTACACAACAATTTGTAATCGTATTTTTAAGGATAGAAGGTTGTCTTTAAAAGCAAAAGGTTTATTAGCAATGTTACTTAGCTTTAGTGATTCTTGGAAATTATCAATTAGTGGATTAGATGCTATATTAAAAGAAGGCAAAGCGGCAATAAGAACAACAATGAATGAACTGATTAAAAATGGATATGTTGAAAGAGAACAAGTTAGAAAAGAAGGAATGTTTATTGGTGTTAATTATATAGTATTTGAATCACCGAAGTGCGATAATCCGACTGCGGTTTTTCCGACTGCGGAAAATCGAACACAAGTAAGTAATAATATAATAAATAATCAATTTAATAAAGATAACAGTAAAAATCAATTTTTTAATGAGGTTATGGCTTTTGAAAATTACTCAAAAGAAATGCTTACTGATTTTTTTGAATATTGGTCCGAGCCAACAAAAAAAGGTGTTTTAAAAAAAGATACAATGAAAACATGGTCAACATCAAGAAGGCTTAAAACATGGGCTAAAAACGAATCAAAATGGGCTTTAAATAGTGTTGGAATTAGTAAAGTAGATAAGCATTTACAATCTCACAATGAGGCAATGCAAATATTAAAACAAATACAAGAAAATGATAAAAAAAATTAGTGAATCTGAATTAACAAAAATGTGTGTTGAATTATTATCAAAAACTTACCTTGATCTTGGTCAACATAACATAGATGCAAAAACAAAAGTTTTAATGGCTCAAAGTTTAGCATCTGATTTGAAGAAATCATTTCCAACATTATTATGGCTTGATGTAAAACAAGCATTCTGGAATGGAGTAAGAAATACTGAAGATTTTAGCATAAATGCAAAAACTTATTATAAATGGCTTAAATTATGGCGTAGCATAATATGGAACAATGAAGGTGTTGCAGACCACCAAAAAGATAAAAGATTAAATTACAGACAAGAAACTAAATTATTAAAATAATGAAAATAATAGAATTATTTCCAAAAAAAATGATAGAATTAGAAGATGATGAATGTTTAAATTGTTATGCATACATTGATGAAACTGAGGTTTTTTGTAGTGATGATTGTAGGCATGAATGGCATTTTATAAATCAAATTGATGAAACTGAATAAATAATAACTAATAAATAAAAATAAAAATGGAAAAAAAATTAACTGAAGATGAATTAAAATCTTTACAAGAAAATGTAAGCAAACTTAATCAAGTACACATTGAACTTGGTAGGCTTGAAAATCAAAAGCATAAAATATTGCATGAAGTTAATGAGGTTGAAAAACTATTTGATGAATTACAAAAAAATTTAGAGGATAAGTATGGTAAAGTGAGCATTAATATAGATAATGGTGAACTAACTGAAATACAAGAAAATGAGTGATCAAGATGACATTTTAATAGCTGAGGATTGGTGGCTAAAGCCTTCATTATTGCCTACAAGTGTTTGGAGTTATGATAAAGGAAAAAATGGAGGTTACATTGCTGACTTTGAAAGGGTTGGCAGAGATATACGTTTAATAGGCACAAAAAAACAAATAAGAGAATGGTGGAGGAAAACTGGTGTTGAAATCAAAGATATTTGGCATACTGAGCTAACTGAAAAGCACAAAGAACTATATGAAAGAAACTGCAAAAAACTTGTAGTAATAAGATTAGGATAATGAAAACAATATTTAAAATACTAATATCAATATTAATTAGCCCATTAATGATTATATTATTAATTGGAGCAATAACAATAGCAACACATGAAACACTTTGGAACAGTAAAAAAGGGGAAATTGACATTGAATAATAAACAGCTGTTCAATGACCAGTTACAACAATATGAAGGCAAAGATGTTGTAATAAAAATAGTTGAAAGGAAT